AAATCCTCGACGAAAAACCACTATTTGTTGACGTAGGTCTTAAGAAAGAAAGTATCAACGACAAAATCCGCCGTATTGTAGCGGAAACACAAGCCGAAACAGTTGCAAAGCTTAAGGCGCAAAACCTCACACCAGAGGAGGCAGAAAAACTCCTGGACGAGGAAAACGACTTCTCTATTGAAGAGGATGTTGTCGACATTTTAACAGCATACGAAAACGATGTTAAAATCACAGAACTTACAGAGCAGGTCGCTATGGAGCAACAAGCCTATTCAGAAGCGGTCCAATCCTATGAGGGGGCATCCCCTCAAATTACCTCTGACGCTCAGCAGGAGACCACTCTCCCCCCTGATGAGCAAAATGATGTTACGGAGTAACATCTGGGCAGAGCCAAAACCCCCCCTTTCGTAGGGGGGGTTTTTCATGGTACACTGTGTGTACCGAAACCCGTACATAATCACCTCTCGTTTATTATGTACTAGCTGACGAACTAAGGAGTAAAAAAGATGGCAAAAAAAAGAAAAACCAGAAAAACAAAACGTAGTACGCGACCTCAACGGTCTAGGAGAATCCTGCGCTCTACTCAGCCATATAGGCCGAACGTCCCTGTAAGGCCGAAAACAACTCCCGTTCGTAAAGCTAAAACAAAACCATTAACAATAACAACAGTTGTCCCAGAGACAACGAAAACAAAAAAAATAAAAAAAAGACTATTGACAGTTAAAACAATAGATCGCTATCATGTATGCAAAGGCAGACAGAAACGAAAAGAAGTATTACACGCCTTAAACAAAAATGGCCAATCAGGCCAACGGAGAGCAAAATGGAAAATAACATCAAAAATCCACTGTTAGATAATTTCTTTATCAAACCAAATAGACCAAAATACGAAAAAGTAGAACAGGCATTAACATATTTATATCAATGCACATATCTACAGGATGTATTCGTAGATCATGAACACACAGAACATGCATACAAACTTATTAAAGATTATATAGAAAGTAGAGGTTAAATATGCCATTACCAGCATTCGCAACAACACTATTAGGAAACTCATCTCTTGGAGGTATTCTCGGAGGTCTCGGCGGTATCGCAGGAGCATTCGGTATCGGAGGAGGTGGTTCAAACTATAAAGGCCAAGTAAATATGGCTAAATGGCAATCAGAACACCAACTCAAAACAGACAAAGTCCGCGCACGCGAATTACCAGAGCATATGGTTGAAGGGTGGAAAAGAACAAACATTCACCCACTTGTAGGACTTGGCGTTAACCCCTCACTTGGAGGTGGAACATCAACACATGTATCAGGTGGACAAAACCAAGGCGTAGATGCGTCTGCATTAGGCCAAAACCTAGAAAGACTTATTAATGCCCTTAACCCCGATGAATACGAAAAAAAGCTTAAAGACCTCAGCGTTGAAAAGCAACAAGCAGAAATCGACCTCATTAAAGCGCAAACAACAAACATCGGAGGTTCTCAAACAGGTGACCCAATACCTGACACGACAAATAAAGGATATAAAACAAACTTAGATGAAAATATCGCCCGACAAGGCGGACCAGACAGAGGACTTACAGCAGGTTCCGAAAACCCCCCTCCAGCAGGAAAAAAATTCACTGTAGCTTCAGGACCTTATGGAGACTTATTTATTACATTACCACCATCTGGACAAGCAGACGAATATGGAGAAGTCTATGGCGCTATAAAAGGCACGGAGTTTATGATTAAAAGAGGTCTTGCACATTATCAAAACGGAGTGGTTAAATTAACCAAGAAAGGAAGAGACCATATATTTAAAAATAAATCCAGATGGAAAAAGAAATACAAACGCTTAACAGTAAAAGCACGACCAGAAATCTATAAAGAAATGAAAGGATACAAATAACATGAACAATTTAAAACCAAAAGTAAGAGACCTTATCACAGCAGTACTTACAGCAATCCTAATGTTTTTTACACAAGGATGCTCTGCAAACATTTCAGGCGAAAAACTTGACGCAGGTGTAACAATCGCCAATCCTGTCGACACGCTCGCACTAGAACTCGCAAAACCAGAATAATGGCAACATGTATTAATCCATATATAAGCTACGATCAGACCCCATCTCCTTGTGGGGTCTGTGAAGCTTGCCTAATCAATCGTAAACAATTGTGGACACACAGAATATTACTAGAAAGCTATGCACATGAAAAAAGCTCTTTCATCACACTTACGTACTCTGATGAATTTCTACCACTCACTAAGGAATTTATCCCTACAATCAGGAAAGAACATTTACAAAATTTCTGGAAAAATCTTAGATCAAGAAGTAACAACAAAATTAGATATTACGCATGTTCTGAATATGGACACGCAGGAACACGCGGAATTAATCCACATTTTCATGCCTGTGTATTCGGAGAAAACGACCCAGAAATCATCCAAGACGCATGGAGACAACCAGCAGGAAGGGGAAAAGAAGGGGAAGTAATGGGTCTAACTGACACAGGCACATTAACACCACAAAGCGCGGCCTATGTAGCAGGCTATGTACAGAAAAAAACAATTCAGAACAAAAAATACTGGCAAGAAATGGGTATAGCCCCAGAAGACAGTTATCAATCACAAGGGATAGGAAAAAATGCCGTACCACTCATCGCAGAATGTATTAGAAAACATCCTGAAATCCTTACACCAGCAGGAGATGTACCAACATATCTATGTCATGGAGACAGAAAATTACCACTTGGACGATATCTCAGACAAAAACTCCGTGAAGAGCTCAACATGGAATACAAAATGGAGTACAGACATCATCCAGACACAGGAGAAATATTAAATGAAAGGAAAGTATGGAAAGCTAAAGAAAAACAAAAAGCGTTATACGCGCAAGAATTGCAGGACATGCAAAAAAATACGCAGGAAGATAAAAAACTTCCTAAAGAGGCGCAAGTTAATATAAAACACCTCTTGAAATACATGAATAAACAAACTATTCTAAACGAACAAAAGAAACGAAAAATGAAATCTTTTGATAATAAAACATTATAGGAGAAAAAAATGTTTAAACGACACAAACATAATTTATCACATACAGACAGCTACTCACTAAACATGGGTGGATTTTATCCCATCGCATGTCGTGAGGTTACACCGGGAGAAAGTGTTCGACAAAATACAGACGCTGTCATTCGATCATTACCCCTTAATGCACCACTTATGCATGAAGTAGAAATCATGATAACACATGCATTCATTCCACATAGACTTACACTCGATGAATTCGAGGACTTTATTACCGGCGGACCAGACGGATTAGATGCAACAGTATTCCCAACTATTGATTTCTCATCTTCACCAATCACAAAATCGGACTTAGGCCATTATCTTGGCCTTCCCATCGGTTTCGATGGAACATGTTCCGCTCTCCCCTTCCGTGCATATGCATTATTTTATAATGACCATATCCTAGATGAGGAACTTCAAACCCCTGTAGGACTTGATACATCAGCAGGAGCAGACACGACTACAAACACAACACTCCAGAATGTAAACTGGGCAAGGGATCGCTTCACTGGATCAAACGCGAACGAACAACTTGGGGCGGTTATTTCAATTCCATTAGGAAGTACGGCGGATGTTATCTCTGACGGCTCAACACCAAATGTCACAGGAGCAGGATTAACAAACTCAAATATGCAAGGCTCAAACACAGGAAGTGTTAATCGTATTCGAGCAGCAGGTAACTTTACATCACAAGCCGATATCGTATTTGGTAACAATACTGGTCTTGTCACTGACTTATCAGGAGCAGCCTCAGCAACCATCAACGAACTACGTGAAGCTATTGCCTTACAAAAATTCGCAGAAATGCGACAGCTATATGGTTCAACCATGGAAAAAATGCTCAAACATGATTTCGGTGTTACACCACAGGATATGCGTTTAGGAAATTCTGAAATCCTAGGCCGTGGACGTGGTATCCTTCAATTCTCAGAGGTATTACAGACAGCGGAAGGAACAGACCCTGTCGGTGAAATGAAAGGTCACGCAATTGCTCGTGTACGGTCAAACAAATACCAAAAATTCTTTCCAGAATTTGGATACGTCATGTCATTCGTAGCAATTCGACCAAAGCCAGTCTATTCACAAGGCGTTCCGCGTCACTTCCTTAAGAATACAAAGGAAGATTTTTTCAGTCCACATCTCCAAAATATGGGTGTCTCTCAGGAAATCCAAAATCAGGAAGTTAAACATAATCACTCAGCGCCAACAGATCGTTTCGCTTTCGAGCCAACTTATCAAGAATATCGCAAATCTTTTAACCGCGTAGGCGGTGAATTTGCAGACACTGGAACTTTAGCATATTGGAATATGGCTCGTGACCTATCTGGAGACCCTGCATTGAACAGTTCATTCATTACTTGTTCACCTACGGACAGAGTGTTTGCACAGTCTGTCACAGATAATATTCTAGGTATGTTCAGACAAAATATTGTCTCTCGTTCACTTGTTAAAAAATCAGTCAAGCCAGTCGGCCTTATTTAAGAAAGGAAAATAAAATGTCAAATAACGGTACAATGCGTGACAGCATTAAAAAACGTGTAGAGGGTGAAGCCCGAAAAAAAATGCAAATGCGTAAAGCAGAAATCGGTGAAAAAGGAGAGGAAATCCTCGACGAAAAACCACTATTTGTTGACGTAGGTCTTAAGAAAGAAAGTAT